AATTCGGGGACAAGATTCAGGAGCGCGTTGTCAGCCTGGCCAAGGCCCGCGAGAAACACGCCATTGGCAAGGCCTCAGCGGCCGTTGGCGCCGCCAAACCGGAGCCCGCCAAGAAAGCCAAGGCTGCGAAGGAGCACTTGATCGCCCAGGTCGGCGAAGCCGCCATCGCCCATTGGACCGATCATCGCGGCGTGCTGATGCTGACCCAGGGGCAAACCTGGACCTACGCCGACGGTTTCTGGCGGGCCTTCGACGATGAACTCGATCACCTCATGCGGATCACCATCCAGGGCGTCGTCCGGGCCATGGGTCAGAAGACCTCGCCGCAACTCCTGAACGCCGCCTGGCGCTACGTGATGGAGCATCCCGGTCTCCTGCGCGAAGGGATCGAATGGGACGCCGGCGGCGTCATCGTCTGCCGCAATGGCGCCATCGATCCCAGAACCCGGAAGGTCCGAGGCCATTCGGAGAGAGACTACGCCACCTGCAGGGTCGAGGCGGATATCGATGCCGCGGCGACCTGCCCGATCTGGATATCCTTTCTGGAAACTGCCTTCGGCAACGTCGAGGAAGGCGAGCGCCGGGCCGTCATCGGAACCCTGGCCGAGTGGTTCGGCTCGGCCCTGGTACATGACAAGAACCGCGAGATGACCAAGGGTCTGATCGCCTACGGGCCGTCGCGCACCGGCAAGACCCAGTTGGCCCAAGTGCTGCGTGCCCTGATCGGCGGGCGCGCCACCGGCATGCGGGCGCGCGATCTGGAGGAGCATTTCGGGATGCAGCCGCTGATCCGGGCCTCGGCCTGGATCGCCGATGACGCGGTCTCGAGCGGCGAGTTCCTCGACGCCGAACGCTACAAGGTCATCGTCACCGGCGAGCCGGTCAGCATTCCGCGCAAGAACAAGGACAACTGGGAGGGCAGCCTCGACATCGCGGTCTGCCTCACCGCCAACCATCTGCCCCGGGTCAAGGACCAGTCCCACGCCGTCTACAACCGTTCCATCGTGCTGCCCATGACCGTCGAGCACGACGAAACGGCGGCCGAGGAAAGATCGATCTCCGAACGGGTGGTCGAGGCCGAACTGGGCGGTGTCCTCAATTGGGCGTTGGAGGGTTTCGCCCGGCTGGCCGAGCGGCGGTATTTCGATGCGCCGAGGATCATGCGCGACGCCGTCGGCATGTTCGAGCACGACAATAACCCCATCGGTGCCTGGCTGGCCACGGCGGTGGAGTCGTCTGACGGCATGATGGTCGATCGTCGTGACCTCCTTGCCTCGCTCAACGGCTGGATGATCTCGGAGTTCGGCCAGGACGCCAAACCCTTCGGCGGACGCACCGTGTTCCCGGCCATTCGCCGCGCCATGCCGGGGACCGGCGATCACCGCATCGGCAGCCGCCGTTACGTCACCGGCGTGAAGCTGACCGACGAAGGCATCGGCCACATCCACGACTACGCCGACAACAACTACGGCAAGCAGACGGGCTCCGGCGAGGCCGACAACTTCATCAACAAGTCCTTCCAGGACCCGACGGCGGTCCGGCGCCAGGGCAAGGAGCCGAGGTTCTGATGGGCCCATTAATGACCGAAATCGGCTTCCGAAGTGACGCAAGACATGACGCAAATCCGCGCCACTTTGCGTCACTTCATGGATCGGGTGCGTCACTTCGAAGTGACGCAAATCGACAAAGTGACGCACGAAGTGACGCACGTCCAAGCCGGCGGAAACCAGGGGTATTCAGGGCATCAGGTCAGGTTGCGTCACTTCTTTTCCAGTTAGTCCAAAACATCAAAAAAGGAGATAAATAATGAAAAGTAAGGGGAGGGAATACGCGCGCGCGAGAAGTGACGCAACCCCCGTGGTGGGGTCGTGGTGAGCGTGGCTCCGCGCGGTGGCGTCGCACGCAGGGTTGGCGAGCCGCTGATCCCTCGCGTCATGGGCCAGGTCGGCGGGGCCGCCGAGGCCTTCGAGAGCCGCTGGACCCTCGCCGCCCTCAAGCGCATCGATGCCGACCTGCACCGACTCTTCACCGAGCAGCAGGGCCTCTATCACGAGGCCCTGATCACCGGCAGCGACCACGAGGTCGAGGAGCAGGCCGCCGCCATGTGCCGGGGCTGGGCGGCGATCGCACGGGCCATGGAAGCGGCGGCGGTCGAGGACGACGCCTATCTGCTCGGCTTCCATGGTGGAACCGGAACCAGGGTCGCCATCGGAGAACAGAAGCACGCCATCGCTCGGGTGCGGGAGCTGCACGGCGACAAGGTCATCTGGATCACGCCTGACGAGGTGGCGGCGCTGGTCGGTGGCATGGAACTGCTTAAGGCCGCGAAGGGCGTCTTCCCCGACGCCGAGGTCATCAATCTCTACCCGAACGAACCGGCGCAGGGCGATGGGTAAACCTCATCACCATGGCGGAAGGAGGCCAGCGATCATGAGCAATGAACAACCAAAAATTCTCGGCGTCGATCTGGGTCTGGGCGGCGTCCTGGAAATCTTCGACATGCCGGTGCACCGGCTCAAGCGAGGCGGAAAAGCCAAGCGCGAGATCGACCGTTACGAACTGGCGCGCATCGTTGATGCCCATGGTCCCGTCGCCCACGCCTTCGTCGAGCAGGTCGGCGCCATGCCGGGGCAGGGCGTGACCAGCATGTTTCAGTTCGGCAGGTCACTCGGCATCGTCGAGGGCGTGTTGTCCGCAGGGTTTATCCCGACTGACTACGTCGCGCCGCGTAAATGGCGCTCCGGCCTCGGCGTGCGTGCCGGCAAGGACGGCAGCCGGGCGCGGGCCTCGGCGTTGATGCCCGGTCATGCCGGATTGTGGACGCGGGTGAAAGACGACGGGCGGGCCGAGGCGGCGCTGATCGCGCTTTACGGACAACGGCAACCGGCAAGGGAGGCAGGCCAATGAACGGCGAGATGATGCTCAAACATGCCGCCGGCGTGGTCGAAAACCGGCGACAGCAATACGGCAACGCGACGGCGCTGTTCGATCATATCGCCAAGCGTTGGTCCCTGGTGCTAGGCAACAAGGTCACGCCGGCCCAGGTGGCGCTGTGCCTGATTGACCTGAAGATGGCTCGGTTGGTTCACGATTCGAAGCATCTGGACAGCATCGTCGACGTTGCCGGCTACGCCGCGTGCCTCAGGGAGGTGCAGCGATGAGATGGCATCCGAAAGGCTATGGCGGCGAACGGCGTTCCGCTGATGACGTCAAACGGGACGGCTGGCGCGAACAGGGTTTGCTTGCCGTGTCGGTCGAAGACGACCGGCTGACCTGGCCGGAGCAGGAACTGGTCAAACAACTCGGAGAAAAACTCTACGGCAAGCTCCGGGAGGAATCCCATGGGCGATAAGCGATGGACACCCTCCCTGGTGGAGGAACGGCTAGTGGAAGCGGCCGACGTGTTGAAGCGGCTGCCCGAGGAGCGGGTCCAGGGGTATTTCTCCACCTGGCCCGAGGTCGTTCGAAGTGTCTATGACGCATTCGGCTGGCACGATCCGGTTCTCAAACGCCCCTGGCCGTCACCGGCGTCCATTGACCGCATGGACGAAGCGATGAGGTGGCTGCGGTGGCTGGAGCCCGTGGACGCCAAAATCGTCTGGAACCGGGCTTCCGGAAAGCGTTGGAAACCTATTTGCTACGTTGCTGGAATGGGGCGAACCGCCGCGTGGGAGCGTTGGGTGATGGGACTGTGCGTCATTGCCATGAAACTCAACGGCACAGATATTCCGAAACGCCCCGCCCGCCTCAGAGCCATGGCGACAATAATGCGTAGCAGATAGAAAAGTGTTCGCGAACACTTTTGAGGCGGACAAAAAAGCCGGGTTTTGATAATTTTATTGTCATGCTCGGGAGAGGCGCGCGCGGGCCATGGCAGGGATGCCGTGGCCTTTGTCGTTTTATCAGCTAAGCCTTTGAATTATTTGGGTCCTTCCTGGCCGATATCCTATGCGGGCGGCGGATGCTCGGCATTTCGTTAGCGTCAGGGCCGCCAACTTACTTGACACCCGCTTGACAACTTGATGCCGAAACTGCGGTTCCCCGCGACTTTCGGCCATTCTTCCTGTCAAGCGGCAGTCAACCGAAGCCGAACTTTGTCAAGCCATCGAGATGGAAATGAAGATCGAACACATTCCCGTGGATCGACTGGTCCCCTATGCGCGCAACGCGCGGACGCATTCGGACGAGCAGGTCGCGCAGATCGCCGGCTCCATCGCCGAGTTCGGGTTCGTCAATCCGATCCTGGTCGGCGCGGACGATGTAATCATCGCCGGCCATGGCCGTCTGCTGGCGGCCCGCAAGGTCGGGCTCGCCGACGTGCCGGTGATCCGGCTCGGCCATCTTTCCGAGACCCAGCGCCGTGCCCTGGTCATCGCCGACAACAGGATCGCCGAAAATGCCGGCTGGGATGAGGACATGCTGCGCCTCGAACTGGAGGAACTTCGGGCGGAGGACTTCGATCTCGACATCACCGGTTTTGATCTCGACGAGATCGATCGGCTGCTTCAGGGAACGGAGGCCGCCGCCGGCGACATCGACGACGACGAGGTCCCGGAAGCGCCCGAGCAACCGGTCACCAGACCCGGCGATCTCTGGGTGCTCGGTGACCACCGCCTGCTGTGCGGCGACGCCACGGTGTTGGGCGACGTGGAGAAGGTTCTGGATGGCGGTCTGGCGGACCTCTGCTTCAGCGACCCGCCTTACAACGTGGATTACGGCAACAGCGCCAAGGACAAGATGCGCGGCAACGACCGGCGCATCCTGAACGACAACCTCGGCGAGGGGTTCGAGACGTTTTTGTACGATGCCTGCGTCAACATCCTATCGGTAACCAAGGGCGCGACCTACATCTGCATGTCGTCATCGGAACTGCATACCTTGCAGAAGGCCTTCGCGGAGGCGGGCGGGCATTGGTCCACCTTCGTCATCTGGGCCAAGAACACGTTTACGCTCGGCCGCGCCGACTATCAGCGCCAGTATGAGCCCATCCTCTACGGGTGGAAGGAGAGCGCCGACCATTTCTGGTGCGGCGCGCGGGACCAGGGCGATGTCTGGTTCGCCGACAAGCCCCGCAAGAACGATCTGCACCCGACCATGAAGCCGGTGGCGCTGGTCGAGCGGGCGATCCGCAACTCGTCGAAAAGCCGAGACATTGTGCTCGACCCCTTCGGCGGTTCCGGCACGACCCTGATCGCAGCCGAGAAGGCAGGACGGAGTGCGCGGCTGGTGGAACTGGACCCCAAATACGCGGACGTGATCGTCACGCGCTGGCAGGAGTTCACGGGCCAGACGGCGACGCTGGAAGGCGATGGCCGAACGTTTGACGAGATCGCGGCCGACAAGGATGGCGCCGCGGCATGAAGCAGTCGCGCCTGATGTCCGGCGTCGAGGCCGTCGCCAACGTCATGGTCGGCTACGGCGTCGCTGTGGCGACCCAGATCGTGGTGTTCCCGCTCTTCGGTCTGGATGTCAGACTCTCTGTGAACCTGACCATCGGGGCCATTTTTACCATCGTGAGTATCGTGCGCAGCTGCGCGCTGCACCGGGTGTTTGAGGCGATCCGGGTTCGTCGGACCTGGATGCGCCAGGTCCTCCGTTAAATGATCAGTTCAACTGGCTCACTGGTTTTGACGACGGACACAGTTACTGACGAACCTGAAATTTCAACATGAACTGACCATTCTCCTGAAGGTCCATTCTGTAGTCTACGGGAACCGTTTCTCCATTGTTCATCGCAACCTGGGCGCTGCAGATTCTCTGTTTTTCTGTTGATCCGGAAACCTCTTGAGGATCATTAATCTGAATCGCGGAAATAGACAACTGGCGGGCGAACTGCGATTGATCGAAGGCCTGAGTCAACGTGCTCTTGGCATTTGAGCTATCGCATGTCGGTAGCCCCGAGGGGCCAAAAACTCCAATCGAATTTAAGAGCAAGATAATACCGACAAATGCCAGTGGAAACTTCCACCACCATCCTTTCAAGTTAAATCGCTTCTTCTTAGTTTCAGTTGTATCACTCATCATAATCCCCCCAGCCCTCGGCCTTTGCTTGTTGGATTAAGGATTGTGCAGCACGAACGGACGGTATACGAGCTTGGCCTCTCGCCGCCTGCAAATTCCCATTTGGGCGTCGCCAAATAAAGCGATAACCGTTCTCTGTTGCACCGTCATCGTAAACATATCGGCACCATTGGAAACAAAGACACCAATCACCTTCTTCACCACGACGAGCCTCGTTGATGATCTCTACCCTTGCCATTCTGATCTCCATTTATTCTTGATGATAGCTGGTTTCGGGGGAGGGGACAATTATGTATTTGCGCATATGACAGGCTACAGTTCTCGTCGATGGGATCGACGAAAGTGACGTAGGCGGCCCCCATTTTTCCAGGAGCCATCGTCGAGACGCCATTCTGTGTCGTCGCTGGCGAAGAGTTTATCGAAAGCGGCTTGCTCGGCCTAGTCTTTGGTTTCGACCTCCACCTCGACGACTGTGCTCTCGGTGACGTCGCGGGTGATGATAACGCTGAACTTTGGCATGGCGTTCTCTCACCCTTCGATCCGGTAGACGCGGCCCCCGCCCTCGACCTTCTCCGAGGTAATGGTGAGGCCCAGCTTCTTCTTGAGCGCTCCGCTGATGGCGCCTCGCGCCGTATGGGGCTGCCATCCGGTGGCCTCGACGATCTGGTCGATGGATGCACCCGCGTCGCGTTTGAGCATGTCGATCAGCATGGCTTGCTTGGTCGTCCGTTTGTGGTTCTGGACCTTGGCCTGCTTCGGGGGTTGTGGATCGGAGCTGTCGAGCATGACCATGGTGATTCCGGCGGCCTTGAGCACGTCGGTCATGGTGAGGTCGTTCTCCTTCATCAGCGCTTCGACGCGCTCGATGGCCTTGGTTTTGTAGTTGAAGCTCTTGGCTGTGACCGTCTTGCCGGTGATGGTGCCACAGGCCGTGGCGAGTTGGCTGACTTTCAGGTCCTTGAGTTCCATATTCGGTCTCCTTGGGTGCGGACGAGGTTGGTTAAGCCAAGCGATTCGGAGAACTCATACACGCTTATATGAGCAGCGCTTATCAACTCTAATCGATTGTGATTTCAGTTCTTTTTTGAAGGCGCCCAATCATGGGAACGCGAGCCAGGAATGCTTGTCAGTCAAGCCGAATACGCGCGGCAACGCGGCGTCTCCCGCCAATACGTCGGCCAGATGGTGGCCAAGAGCGTCATCAGGCTCACGGGCCGCAAGGTGGATACGGATCAGGCCGACGCCGCCCTGGCGGCGGTCAGGGAGCCGGTCCGGCCTGAAAGGCGGGGCGAGGCGCTGGCAGCGGCTCCGGACGTTCCGGCGCTGCCGCGGTCGGGCAGCGACCTGCCGACCCTGCTGCTGAAGACCCGCATCAAGAGCGAGGTCGAGAGGGCGAAGCTTCTTGAGATCAAGGCCAAGGTCGAGGCCGGCAAATACGTCGACGCCGACGACGTGAAGGTCGCCGCATTTAACAAGTCGCGGGTGGTCAGGGATGCGTTGCTGAACATCCCCGAGCGCCTCGCCGCCGTGCTGGCGGCGGAGACCGATAAACAACGGGTGCATGGGATATTGACCACCGAAATCCGCGCGGCGTGCGAGGAACTGTCAGGTGATTCCGAACGCGGCTGAGATCTATGGCGAGGCCTTCGATCAGGGCCTGCGTCCGGACCCAACGCTGACGGTCTCCGAGTGGGCCGACCGTCACCGGCGCTTGTCGGGCAAGGCGGCGTCCGAGCCGGGTCCCTGGCGTACGGCACGGACGCCGTATCTCAAGGAGATCATGGACAGCCTGTCGCCGGCCTCGAAGGTCGAGCGGGTGGTGTTCATGAAGGGGGCGCAGATCGGCGGTACCGAGTGCGGCAACAACTGGATCGGCTATGTCATCCATCACGCGCCGGGACCGATGCTGGCGGTCCTGCCGACGGTGGAGATGGCCAAGCGCAACTCGAAGCAGCGGGTCGATCCGCTGATCGAGGAAAGCGAGGCCCTGTCGAAGCTGGTCAAGCCGGCGCGCTCGCGGGATTCCGGCAATACGGTACTGACCAAATCTTTTCCCGGCGGGCTGTTGGCCATGACTGGCGCCAACTCGGCGGTGGGTTTGCGCTCCATGCCGGTGCGCTACCTGTTTCTCGATGAGATCGACGGTTATCCCGGCGATATCGACGGCGAAGGCGATCCGGTGGCACTGGCGGAAGCCAGGACACGCACTTTCGCTCGGCGCAAGGTGCTTATCGTTTCGACACCCACCATCAAGGGCGTCTCAAGGGTCGAGCGCGAGTACGAGGCGTCCGACCAGCGCCGCTACTTCGTGCCCTGTCCCCACTGTGCCCACATGCAGTGGCTCCAGTTTGAGCGACTCAGGTGGGATAAGGGAGAGCCACAGACCGCCCACTATCTCTGCGAGGACTGTGACGGCGTTATCCACGAGCACCACAAGACCCGGATGCTGGAACGCGGCGAGTGGCGGGCGACGGTCAAACCGGAGCACGACAACGGCAAGACCGCCGGGTTTCACATTTCCAGTCTCTACAGTCCCATTGGCTGGCGAAGCTGGGCCGAAATTGCCGCCGCCTGGGAGGCCGCCCAGGGCAATGACGCGGCGCTGAAGTCGGTCAAGAACACGGATCTGGGCGAGACCTGGCAGGAACGGGGCGAGGCGCCCGACTGGCAGCGTCTTTACGATCGGCGCGGGGATTTTCCGCTCGGCGCGGTGACGGCGAAGGGATTGATGCTGACCGCCGGGGCGGACATCCAGAACGACCGCATCGAGGTCGACGTCTGGGCTTGGGGACGCGGCCTGGAAAGCTGGCTCGTCGACCATGTCGTGCTCTACGGCAACCCCGGGGCGGCCGAGGTCTGGGAAGAATTGACCAAGCTACTTTCG